CCAATAAAGCCCAATTTAATGGATCAATATCTGGACTAGTAGTTCCTGATGTTGCTGTTATACAAAAGTAAGATGCACCTGCATAACCAACTGCATCATCTACATTATATGAATTTCCAGAAACCCACGCACCTTGCCAATTCAATCCAGCAGGTCCTACTGGTCCAGGCACACCTTGTATTCCTTGAGGACCTGTTGGTCCCACTGGTCCAAGAGGCCCTTGAGCACCGGTAGCTCCAGTTAAACCAATTGGTCCTTGTATACCTTGAGGTCCAACAGCACCTTGTATACCTTGTGCTCCCTGAATACCTTGAGGACCTTGTGCACCTTGAGATGCTAACAATGCCCAGTTTGCAGTAGCTAAGTTTGGAGGAGTTGTTCCTGATGTTGGAGCAATACAGTACCATGAAGCACCATTATAACCAACTGAATCATTTATTGAATAAGATGTACCGGATACCCATGTACCTTCCCATACTAAACCGGCAGGTCCCACAGGTCCTGGATTTCCTTGAATACCTTGTACTCCAGAAGGTCCTTGTATACCAGCTGGTCCAGTAGCTCCCTGATTTCCTTGAGGTCCGGCAATTCCCTGAGGCCCCTGAGGTCCTTGTGGTCCAGTTGGACCGGTTGCGCCTGGTGTTATTTGACCTATAAAGTCCTGTACAGTAATTGCTCCTGCCAGATAAGCGTCATCTCTTCTAGGATCTTTAAGTCCTACTGGTAATACTGTTTTAGCAGGATCTACAGATGTTACTTGTCTGCGGCCTCTGATCCAACTAATAAAATTTAAGATATCCATGATAATTAGTTTTATAAATATACTATAATATACAAAAAATATTTGATATAAAAAAATCCTTAGCTAAAAAACTAAGGATCTTTTTGTTTGGAGAGCATGTAGGTTAAAACATCAAGCCCATGAAGAATGCAATAAAGAGCATTACAGTCAATGTTAAATTAGCATATTTCTTTCCCTCTGGGTCTTCTTCCCAGACATTATGTATTTTGTTATACAAAGGCTTACTCATAGCATTGTTTACTAAGAATAAAAAACCAATGACTATTACACCAAATATAAACAGGATTCCTTTCAGTATCATAGTGAGTCAATTCTTTTTTGTAAATATACTAAAGCTTTTTGTAAATCTTCCTTTTCAGTCAATTTATTTTTCTTACCAGCTCTAGCAACATACTTAATCACATTACCTAGGTAGAAGTCTTTATCAAGTCCCCAAGCCTCTAGTACTTGAAACACTTCATAGGTATTATCCTTACCACCATAGTATTTAGGTCTTGGTCCTTGATCTAAGTTTACAACTCTTTTACTCCAGTCTATTTCTTCTGCTGTAGGGCAGGGACTAGTAGTAATACTAGTATTCTTTCCATAAACATCCTTTGCCATATCTGCATACGGAGAGTATTTATCACCTGGACTTGGAGTATATGTATTATAATTTTTTGTTGCCATGACTTACCATACTATAACTACGTCACCTTCATTAAGAACAAGCTTGATTTGCCCATCTATTTCTATGCGCTCCATGTGCTCCATATTTAGAGCCCCTGTTCTTACGTAGACAACATCACCTTCTTTTACATCTTCTACTTTATCTCCTATGGCATAAACTGTAAGTTTACTCCACAGCTTTGCAGCTTCTTGCATCATTGCTTCTTCATCCTTAGCTGATAATTCTAGTGCTGACTTTTTTCTTTCAGGTACACTTAATAAAATAGTGCGGCCTCTTAATAACTTAAACGGTTTCATGTTCATTTATTTTTTAGAGTTAATACTTTTACTACTGACATAGATGCATTTAATATCTCACCTAATGCATGGTCAAAAAGCAGGCTTTTCAACGGACCTCTTTCATTCTCATAGTCTTTCTTTAAGATCTCAGCCATCTCAGCTGCTAATAACTTTACTTTAGTTACTGTGGTATCATCTAAGTTATCTGGATCTAATCCCATTAACTGATGTCCAAATGGGATGATCTTGTGCTCAAGTACTTCTGGAGCTTGATCTGGTATAGCATATACCGGTTTCTTTTCACTCATATTGTTGGTTTTAAAAATTTACGCATCATACTTTTGGTTAGTGGTAGTAGAAGATGGTACTTTCTCTACCATAGGAGGATCTTCTGACAAGAGTGTAAACTTAATCTTCTCTAAGATACCTATGATATGTGGATTGCCATAAGCACCCTCATTAACTCTTACCTCCAAACCTCCTTCTGTTTCTGTGATAGAAACAATCACTGTATCTTTTTCCATATCTAATATTTTTAATAGTTCATCATATACCATCCTAGCCTCTAAGTTAGACCCTGTCTTTTCTGCAACAAGCAACCATAACTTTTTCTGTTCTAGTGTCATCTCATATAATAAACTTGATCTGACAAATATATAAATTTTTTTTGTTTAAACTAAAAACCCCGGAAAATTTCCAGGGCTTCTAGCAAATCAAATCAATTATGTTTATCATTTAGTAAAATGAACAGTACAAATATAATAAATTATTCTGTATCATAAAACATTCTTTCAGAATCTTCTGTATTCCATTTTTCATAACCCTCACAATTGTAGTAGTCTTTGTTAACCAGATAGTCAGGTCTCTCAGGAAAAGGCTTAGTAACAAAGCTAGGTTCAGACCACTTAATCCGGTTGTTAGGTTGTAGTGCTATCTGACCATTGTCCAGGAGAATAATATGGTGACTCTTATGTTCTAGTGCATCTTCAGCCAGAGACAAGTCTGTGTTCATATCATTACTACCCCAGTTAATAGTAGCATAGTAGTTTCCTTTGTGGAACTTTTTATCTTTCATATAAACTTCCACTGGAGTATCATAAAGATATGACAGATGTAACAGAGTAAAGTTATAGGAGAAACAATTCCATATCTGTAAGTAGTGAAACGGTAGGTCAGGATCCGGTAGCTTTGGTTCAGTCAGTAATGCATGGGATGGTAACTTATCTCTAAGCACTCCATTGTCTAACAGTACCTGGAACAGTGCAGCTTGTCCCGGCATACATCTAACTGAAATGATAACCCCCGGGGTAAACTCTCCTAAACCCTTAGTGTGTTGATACATGTACTCATTCCTAACATATACCTTCAGTGGAAAAAAATTGTGTTCTATATATGCCATGTAACAAAGATATAAAAAAATCCCGGACTGTAACACCCGGGACTTCTTACCCAGTCCGTTGACCAGGAAACACATATCTGATTACAAAGATACCAGATATTTTGGAATTGCAAATGTTTTATATAAGAGAATGAGGTGACTCCTACATCATGACACCCCGGGCCCGAGCCACAGCTGGTGTACCCCCCATGAATCTGAGAGCAATGACTTGGAATCTGACTGTGAAAAAAGTTTTTTTTACACAGGAAAAAGTTCTCTCTCTGAGAGAAACAACTCAGTACTTACATTAAAATTAATTACTATGAAAAAGATATTGTTATATCTGTTTGCTACAGCTATGCTTGGTAGCTTCAGTGGATTATTAATGAGCATGGGTTCTCATGTATTACTATGTATAGGATTTATGTCCTTATTCTGGGGATGCATGTTAATGCCAATGCTTGGGAGTGCTGATTAGCATTCCCTTTTTTTCTCTTTAACAACTTGTTACTTACTTTAAAAAGTAATTCCCTTGTGTTCGTCCAAGTCCCAATGTTTGCGGGGCCACTGGCATTCCATTGTACACGGACCTTGGGGTTTAGCATTAAGTTGCCTTTAACACTAAACGCTAGTACAAAGTGAGGAGAAAGTGTTGCTTTTTTTTCTTAGTAACATCTTTGTACTCATAGTAAATTAAAATTTATTATTATGATTACTTATGTTATAGTAGATGGTATATTAACCATCAAAGAATACTTAAAGAATGCTAATGCATAGTTTTATTTAGAGAGCCTGTTGTGCTCTCTTTTTTTTCTTGTTAAACATCTTTGTACTAACTGTAAATATTAACCTTTAAAAATTTACGTTATGAACAAGAATTTATCTTTTGGCTATTCTCACTTAGGATTCCACACATTAATTAAGTTAAATGCTAAGATAACTTCAGCTGCTGCTGAGTTACTTACA